CGGTCACAACACCCTTGGGGGCAGCAGAACCGGAACCCGAAACGAACGCGGTCTGCTCGGCGTAGTCGATCGACTCACCGATCAGGCCCGGAAGCTGGTTCATCAGATCCGAGTCGGCGAAGATCTCGTACGAGCCGGTAACGTAGGCGGTCAGGGCGCCGGCGGTGATCGTGATGCCACCCGTGGTGGGGCTGCCGTCGGTGAAGGCGGAACCCTCAGCCTTCCAGTACGTGGTCACGTTGGAAGCGGTGACGCCGTGCCAGATGTTCTGGGTGCCGGTGACAACCTTCGAGATGGCCCGGATCGGGTTCTTAACGGCGGTGCCGGTGTGGATCAGTGTCGGGTCGAGCAGGAACGGAAGCACGTAGCCACCGTTCGCGCTGGTCAGCGACATGGATGCACGGACAGCATCAGCCTCGGCCTGGCTGTACACCGGGGAGCCGGTGGCGGCAAGCCAGGAACGGAACGCCGACAGGTAGTCGGGGCTGGAGGTTGCGAGGGCGAGCTCGGCAGCACCGGGCACGTGGGCAACCATGTCGAGGGCGCCGGCACGGGCAACGTCGGACACATCGAACGGTCCGTCGTAGCGGACGTTCTCCATCGCCCGGCGGGCGTGGTCGATGAGGTCCTTGCCGCGCAGGTTCGAGGTGTCGAACATGTCACGGGTCTGGACCGGGTTGACCTGAACGCTGCCCCAGCGGGCGCGGCGCTCGGCACGCTCAGCAGCCTGACGCTCCTCAGCCTCAATGGCTTCGATCGCCTTGCGGACCTCGGAGGCCTCAGAGTCCAGCTTGTTCCAGCGGGCCTCCTGGTCGTCGTTGAACTTCTCGGCGCCAGCCTCGGCGTCGATTGCGCGCATCTCGGTCTTCTCGATCTCATCGAGCCGAGACCGCAGGATTTCCATGTTAGGCATGGGTTAGTTCCTTTCGGTCAAGTTGGGGTACAGACGCTGACGGCGTTCGCCGGGCGTCATGCCCTCCGAGTGCCTAACGGGCGGCTCGATCGGTGCGGTTTCTGCGGCTACCACAGGTTCTGCAGTGCTGGCCGGCGGCTGCTCTGAACGGTGGAGTGCAAGCTGGGTGGCGCGGGAACGCAACGTGTCGACCCTCTCGGGGTCGTGGCTGCGCATCTCCGCATAGAACTCGTCGGTCATGGAACGTGCCGACGCGGTGGACTCAGGGCTGGCCGGGAACGTGACAGGGCCAAACTCGAACAGCATCACCTCGCGGATCGTCCGCTCAGGGAGTGCCTTCGGGTTGTACGCCGACACCTTCGGCTGGTCATTCCATTCGTCCTTCACGACCCGCATCCGCATCGACGACCCATACACACCAGCCTTCAAGCCGGGTATCAGATCCTCGTTGTAGGAGGTATCGAACATGTCGACGATTCCAACCGGGGAGTCAGGATCTTCGCGCAGGTCCGTGATCGAGCCGAGCACCTTGTTGCCGATCGTCGGATCGAAGCCATGATCGAACAGCACCTTGATCTGGTCGCGCCGCTCAACGATCGTCTTCTTGAACGCACCCGGCATGGTGCGCTCCATGAAGTTGCCTTCCCAGCCCGAGCAGATCTCATACCAGGAGTCGAACTTGGAGAAGCGGACCTCGAGTGTCGGGGGCGTCGGCTCATCAGCCTCGGCAGCCATGGCGCGGACGGTCGTCGCGACGGCCCGCACGACCTCAAGGTTAGGCAGCGTTTCCATTGGGTGCCCCCTGGGGGTTGGTGGTGGCGGTGGCAGGCTTGCGGTCGTTGATGCCATCGACCGGCGGCAGGTCTTCGATTTCGCGAACCTCGGACGGCAGCATCCATCCGCCGTCTAGGGCGAGCTTGTGTGCCGTGTAGCGCTGCAATGTGGTGGCCTCAAGCAAGGCCTCACGGTTGAGCTTCACGACCTGCGTGGATGGCGGCAGGAGTTCGGTCAGGATGCGCTCAGCACGACGCACCCACTTGTTCATCGACAGGACCAGCAGGTCTTGCCGGCGGTCGACCACGTTCGCGTACGTCATGGACCCGCCAGTTTCGTAACCCATGATCTCGGCGAACCCAGGCCCGAACATGCGAGCACACTGCGCCTCCGAGAATCGCTGCGTTGCGAGGAACTGCGACTCCTCCGCGGTCACCTGAATCGGCTTGTATTCCCAACCCTTGCCGATCACGAGCGGTTCACGGCTGCCCTGCATGGCCGTGTTGAACAGCGCCTTAGCTGCGGCCGCCTGCGTCGAATCGATCTCGGCCTGATTCACCAACATGCCGGACGGGTGCGCCCCATCCTCGAACCACTGCTTGCCGTAACGGGCAGCGGACAACGTGGTGCCGATCGAGACGGCGTGCGCCTGCACGACAGACAGCCCGAGCTCGCGGCCAGCGATCGGGTTCGCACGCCAATGCTTGAACTGGCGAAGGAACTCGCCCTCCACCTTCACGCCACGCACATACCAGTCGAACGCCTTGCCAGTGGGAACAAGGGTGACGTCGTCAGGGTTCAGCAGGTCGACAGTCTTCGCGCGGCCCAGTGAATCCCAAGAGTTCTCGAAGCCGTAGCAGTTGCCGCGCAACGCCTCGGCCATGATGACCCGGTACAGCCAATCCTCACGCCCACGCCCATCGCCGCCAGGATCAAGGATGTTGTCAGGGGTGGAGCCCTTGCGCTTCGAGCCGTTGGCGAAGATCTCGGCCGGCAGCTCAGAAGTCAGGGAAGCGATCAGGTCCGCAGTCGACCGGACGGCCACGGACTGCAGCGACGTGTCACCGCTGGCCGCATCGATCGTGGCAAAGTTGCCCGAGTTGAGGTACGACGCGAACTGATACTGCGGCGCCGGGAACACTGCACGGTCCTCGGGCTGGGGGCGACGGAACAAGCTCATCGGCCGTCACCACCCTTCGATTTCACAGGCCGGTCAACCAGCCAGAACAAGGCGAGCACTGCAGCGCCGCCAACGATCAAGGCCCACGGGCCGAACAGCAGGAACCCGCCGAGAATCATCACGGCCAGGGCCAAGGCCTCGAGAACTTCGCGGATCACGCCGGCCCCCCTAGAAGATGTTCGACATCGGGTTGTAGGTGCCGGTCTGAGAGGCGGCAACAGCCACGGTCGCGGCCACCAGCAGGGTGATGTCAGCCGACGAGCGCACCCGGCCCCACGTCCACAGGCCCTCATCGCCAGCGACACGCTTCGCGCCCACAGTCACGGCGCCATCGAGCTCCGTCTGGCCGCGGTGCGCAATCCTCTTCGTGGCAACAGCAGCAGCGAAGTTGACACACGCCTTCGCATAGTCGGCGCGGGGCATCACATGAACCATGCAGCCGCCATCCTCAAGCCGCTTCCGCAACGTCTCCGCAGCAGACCCGGCAGCCATCCACACGGACGCCCTGTGGGACGTGAGCAGTTCGACAGCCCACTCCGTACCCTCGCGGTAATCGATCAGGGTCGCACCATCTGATGTCACCTCGACACCCGTGCGTCCGTCGCCCACATCGCCGGCCGCAACGATGCCGGAGAACGTCAGCATCGGGGACACATCTAGGGCAATGCTCGGCTTGCCGGTGATCGTCAGCGTCTCGGCGCTGCACGACTTCCAAGCCTCGAGCGAGATCACAGCGTCGATCGCGTGCCCCTCATCCCACCAGCCGCCACGTTCCCGCAGGTAGCCTTCCGGGGACAGGTTGCGCCGCTCACCATTCACGACGGCCATCTGCAGACGGATGCCCAACGCAGGGTTGGACGCGTGCAGTTCCTTCGGGTCGGCCATGTCAGCCAGCGGGCCAGAGACGGACCACTCGTGCCAGCACTCGCGCTTGACCTTCGCCAGCGCCTCACGGCGAATGCGGCGGAACACCTCGCCAGCAACCTTCGGGCCGGGCGGCGTGCCCGTGAAAATCCACTGCGGATTACCCAAGGGTGCTGCCGACGTCGTCGGCAACAGGGCCTCGAGCTCGTCCTCGCTGAGGTGTTGCGCCTCATCGCAGACCAGCACGTCAACCGTAAAGCCACGACCCGAACCCTTAGACCGGGCAATGAACTCGACCGAGCCGCCATTGCTCAGGAAGATCGCTTCCTGCCCATTCGTCGAACGGACATCAGTAACCAACGCATTCAACTCAGGGAACTTGGCGCCCGGATCGTTACGCTGCTCACCGAAGAAATACTTCAGCCGCTTGAACGCCTTACGCGCAGTCTTGACCTCGTGCGCGGTGTGCAGGATCTTCTCACCCAACAGCACCATGCCGAACAGTTCACGGATCTCGATGACGCCGTTCTTGCCATTCTGCCGAGGCACCGACAAGCCCGCGGTGAGGCACAGCCAGCGGGCACCCTTACGGGCCAGCCAGTCGTCCAGAATGAGTCGCTGCCACGGGTCCGCATTCAGACCAAACGCAGCAGCGAACTCGGCAGCCTCCAGGCCGAACGAATCGTCCCACCTAGGGACGAGCCGCAGCCTAGGAGTTTGCGCCAGCTCGGTTAGCGAGACGGGCCGCGAAGTCGACAACGACCCCCACCGCCTTCCCAGCAGCCGGCGCATCAACGCCCTCAAGTTCAGCAATCTGCTTCACCGTGTCAGCGAGCAGCCGCCCCATCACCGAGTAGTTCTGGTCCGAAGTGCAGACCGCCATGCGTGCCAAAAGCCCCTCGCGGAGGTCGCGTAAGTCATCAATGCGGGTCATGGGCACCTCCCAGCATTTAACCATTTCAGCGCTAGTCACTCCGCAAGGCCGGGGGGTGGGTCGGGGGGGTACAACAGAGGCGGGCCGGTCTTCTCGATCCTCCAGCCCCAAGAAACGCTCTGACTAGGCCTTACGCACTCGCTTGCGCCCATGTGATGGGCCTCGTGGGGTGGTATGCACACCCACCGCCCCCGCGCGCGTCGCTAGGTTATTCATCATTCGCGCAGGCCAGTTATTCATCATTCGGTCATGGCCCACCAGTTACGTGTGGCTTTGGCTGGGTTGAGCAGTCCATGTGCGGACTTGCCCGCTGCGCTGAGGTTGCACAGTGCATGTTCGGGTCCGCGTGTGATGCTGCGATCGAAGTCGTCATGCCCCAGGTGCCACTCATTGCCGCCGGGTATGCGTTCACCGCAACGCCAGCAGGTTAGGTATCCATCGCGCGCCATCTGCTTGGCGAGTGCTGCCCTGCGTTGTGGGTGCCCGTCTGCCCACGTGTAGCCAGCGTCTGCCATGTTGTTGTTCCTCCACCCCGCGCCGTGCCCGCCCTTGCTCCAGTACCTGTATCCAGGTCAGCCACCCATGGGCCGTGAGGGTTGTGTGTGCGGAGACTGCGAGGTGGAGGAAGTCTTGTGCGGGGCAGGCTCAAACCCTGCCCCGAGTGTTCGTTAGATGGTTGATGTAATCCGTTATTCGGATGTCACGACACGCCCATGATCGGTAGCGTTGTTGACGAGCCGTATACAGATGCGCCGATCTGTATACGTTCAGTCACACGCCGCGGGTGTTGGCGGCGCGGTGGTGCATCCCGGTCTTGACGTTGGCGCCACAGACCGAGCAACGATAGAGGCGATAGGTAATGACGACGGCGAGGGTGTAGCCGTTGGCTGCCATTTCGGGCTGCCAGCATCGGTTGCATACGGGCTTGTCGTCTGCGTTGCCGTTGACGTTGTGTGGGTGGTTCTTGATCCAGGGCCGCAGGTAGTCGTACAGCGCTTCGGTGGCGTGGATGTCGCCAATGTTGTAGGCTTCGATGTTGGCCTGTGCTTCGATGTCGCCGGCTACGGCTGCGTCGGCTACCGCGATCGAGTAGTGGCCGTCCTTGGCTGTGATCCCGAGCCGTTTGCAGAGTGAGTCCATCGTGTTTGACTCGTAGCCGAACTCGGCCCATGCGACCTTGAGTGTGTCGACAACCCTGTAGGGCGACGGGGGCGGGTATCCGAGCTCGTTCCATGCCGCATTCAGGTGCTTACGGTCGAAGCGTTGCATGTTGTGACCGACCACAATCTGCGCCTGGTCGAACATCTTCCATGCCCGTTGCATGAAGCGGACGTATCCGCCCTTCTGCCATTCAGCAACGAACGTCACCTTGGGGTCGCCGTACCATTTGGCTGCCATGCACACGGTTCGGGGCCAGGACACGACATCGTCGGGCTTGATGCGCTGCGTGTACTTGATGTCGCCCATGTCCCAGAACTTTTTGCGGATCAGGGCTTCACCTTGCACGCGTTCGGTGTCGGCGATCAGTACGCCTTGCCCTACGAGTGCGGGGACGGTGGTGGGTTTGGCTGCCGTCATGCGCTCAAGGTCGTCGAATGTGGTCATGCGGCTACTAGTCGGTAGTAGTCGAGGCCCATGGTGCATTTGCCGTTGCGGTGTCTGCTGACGGCGTTGCGTGAGGTGGGTTGTCCGGCGGCCGTAATGGCTTCGGCGATTGCTTGGGAGGTGACGCGCACGTCTGCGAGGAAGCGATCGAGCCGTCCGGCGTCGTCGTCTGGCAGGGTGTCGAGTGCGGTACAGACCTTGCAGACGGTGGTGAGCGGCACGTGTTTCGCCTTTCGGGTGAAGGCTCAGGGCTGCATCGGGCAAGCAAGAAGCCCGGTGGCTTCACGCCTTCCGGGCTTCCGTGGAGATGGCACAGCGTCTCCGCTAGGAACGATAGCACGTCCCTATCGTCTCATTCAAGGGCGCCACGCAGTTGCACCCATCTGCACCACGCGCGAATCGAGCCCTTCTTCGATTTGCTTGTTGTTCAGTGGTGAACATGGCGATCACGTGGTAATCGGAATAGCTGCCCGAACTGATTGCCCAAACCATGCTCATGCCCGTACCTTCCTTGTTCGTTCTTGCACTGTCCGCACGTCTGACACTAGCCACACGTCTTCCTGCCCGCGACGACCAACCGGCGTGAGTGCATTGGCGGCTTTCATTTTCCGCATCCACCGTGTCGAGCAGCCGAGATGTTCAGCAATCTCGGTGGTCGTCATTTCTTGCAGCCGGCCCATGCGCGCAATCTCGGCGTGGTGCATGATCGAATGCCCGGCCTCGCATCGGTAGTAGGCGGCTGGTCCGCCGGCTACTTCGGCCATGGGGTGCACGGTTTCGCGGCATTGTGGGCAGACGAGCCGCAACGGTGGTGGTGTTCGGGCCGCCCTGGTGAGTTCGCGGTACACGCCCGTGATCTCGTGCGTGACGTCCTCGGCCCAACCCTGCCGCTGCCACCAGTCGGCGGTCCCGATCAGCCAGTCACACTCCGACACCCAGCATGCCGGGTTGGTCAGCTCGGGCCACGTGAGCCCTTCGTCGCGTAGTTCTTCGGCGACCATCCGCACACACATGCTGAGTCGTGCGAGCTGGCCGTGTTCGTCGGGTCTGAGCGCATCCCACGCGGTCAGGTCGAGCGGCACCTGATGCACGTTGCTGCTGCGGCCGCCCACCTGCTCGCCTGCCGGGTTCGGGTGTCCCCACGTCAGGAACACCTCGGCTGCGAGGTCGGGCAGGGCCTTGAGCATGTCGGTTGGGCGCATCATGCCGTCCGCCTCACAATCTCGCGCTCGAGGTACCAGACGGCCTTGCGCAGATCCTCCACGGCGTCCGTCTTGAGGTCCGCCCGCCAGATGTACTTGACCGCGTTGCCGAGACAGAAGCCCATGCGTCTAGGTGGGTTGAGTGCTCGCGGCCATACTCGTCGACGATTGCGAGATCGCATGACGGGTGCGCCGAGAGGAAGCAGACGGTGTTGCGGTGGAAGTGATCGGCAGGATGGAAGTCGTCGGCCTCCCAAGCCTTGACGATCTGCTCACGGTTGGCGATGTCGAGGCGGATCTGGGTTAGGTCGCTGAGGTGCTGGCCCGACTCCCCCTCCGCAATGATCCCCGGAGTGTGATCTAGGCATTCGAGGTACAGGAACGTGCTCACTTGGGTTGCTCCCATCGTCCAGGGGTTGGGTCTTGTCGGGGCATGGTGGGTTCGGAGGAGAACGCGGCCTTGAGTCGGTTGGCTGCGTCCTCGGAGAGCACCCCTGTGTACTTGAGGATCCCGTTGGGGAGCATCAACTCCGGCCCATGTTCGCCAAGGACGTGCCACTCTCCACACGAGATAACACCTCCCTGCTCCGCGTGCTTTGGGAACGCCTCGTTCCACAGTTCACGCACGGCCGGAGGGATGCGCGTGAACGCCAGCCAGAGCAGAGCGATCGGCACGGCTACCGGCCAAGCGACGCACGCGATCTGCCATCTTGCGTGGGTCTTACTGTCGACGTCGTACGCCGGGAACGATCCGATGAGGAACGCGAACATCGTGTAGAAGATGGCCCCGAACGCCCACAGGATGACGGCGATATCGGTGCTCACGATTTCGCCTCTCTACGGCCCGCTGTCGTACGGGGGTGTGTACTTATCGGCTGAGACCCTGCTGACTCACTGGCGGGCAACGTCGCAGGAATGGCGGGGCTTGTGTGGCATCGGCAGGCGCACAGTTCGACGGCTCGCGGGTGTCGAGCGCATCCCATGTGGCTGCCAGTCGTGCACCAACCGGATCTGGCGGTGCGCTCGATGGTGGTAGTCACGCGAGCACCGCCGGTCGACGCACATGTGCGTCGGTAATCTTCCCCGGCACCCAGCCGAACGTTTCACAGTCTGGGCAGCGCGGGTTCTTCCAGTGGTTCCGAAGCCGCCACATGGCCTCGTCTTCGGCGTCCGAGTAGCCAAGCGGCAGGGGCCAGTCATGCAGCACCGATGGGCAGCGGTTGGTCAGGTCGCGATGTCTTCCAGTTCCAGACTCGCCCCCACAGATGAACACAGGGTGGAGCACATTTGAACCCAGCACATTCTTTCGCTCGCTCATTCTTCCTCGGCTCCTTCGATTGCTGCCGCTTTCGCTGCGGCCCTGATGGCGCGGATGGTCTCCACGTCGGTGACGGGGTGCTGCTCGGACACCACGGGCGCCCGGTCGTAGTACGGAAGCGCGCTGGTGTCGGACAGGCCGGCGACCCTGCTGAGTTCCCACCACGGTCCGGGGACATCGAGCCGTCCGGGGCTGGTGGTCTCGGGGTCGTAGGCGATCCACACCAGGGCGAGTGCAACGTCCCTCGCTGGCTTGTGCTTGTACTTCCCCATGAGTGTGACCAGCGACGATTGCAGCCAGTCGGGGCGAATGATGGTCAGCGCCGATGCGATCTGCTCGGCTTCGGGGCGCATCATCGCATTGCTCGATTCAAGTCCAAGACGTCGGCGAGTTGAGCCGGATCGAAGCTCGCGTTAGCTACTTGAGATTGGGGAGAACGGGACGGGACGGGACGGGACGGGACGGGGAGCTGTGACTCACGCGTGACAGGCCCGTGACTCACGCGTGAGTCACGCCGTGACACATCATCGCGACTACGGGTGTTGTCAGGATTCGAGTAGTGATCGTCCGACCAATCGGAATCGGACTCCTCGATTTCTCGGCGCGATCCTGATGTGATCCCGGGCGCGTCGTCCCGCGATCGACCTGCGACCTGCCTCTCTCTGCGATCTTCCTGGCGCTTCCTGTCTCTCGCGCGGCGCTCCTCCTCCTTGGCGTGGGACGGGTTGTAGTGCAGGAAGTCGTGGATCTCCCAACCACCCTCGACCACTTCCCAGAGTCCGGCCTCGACGAGTGCAGGGACGTACTTGCGGAGCCGATCACCATGCTGCATGTCGGCAATGTCAGTCTCCGTGACCATGCCGTCGGTCTCGTCTTTCGCGCAGGCGCAGAGGGCAGTGTCGTGGAGTCTGTAGGCACCGTCGCTGAGCCGTCGCATCTTGCGATGCTCGGGAAAGCGATCGTCCTTCTTGAGCCACGTCATCAGGCGGCCTTTCTTCCATCGGTCTCGTCGTCCAGCTCGTCGCGGAGCACCTTCTCTGCCCGGCCCATCACGGCGTGGATGAGATGTATGCCTTCGACGCTCATCGCGACCATCGCGGACCTGAGTGGGTGCGGCGATGGCCTGTTCATCTGGTATCGGCCGAACGCAGCGAGTGCTTTGGCTGCTTGCGCGTGCGCTCGCCTGAGCTCTGCGTGTAGCTCGATCCGAGGGTCTCTTTCGGGGAGGTAGCTCACGGCAGCACCTCCAGGCTGAGGTCGCGTGCGGTGGTGAGGAGTCGGCGGGCGCGGGCCCGTTCGTCAGCGGTCCAGCGGGTCGAGCGCCAGAACGCCTTGGCGGATTCGAGGTCCCCGGAGGCGAGGGCGTGGAGCATGTTGTCGTAGCGGCTCATGCTGACGCTCCAAAGTCGATCGGGCTCGACGCGAGCCGCTTGGCTGCCTCGTAGCACTGCTGCTCACGTTCCTCGAACAGCACTGCCTTGCGTCCAGTCAGCTTCGCGGCCTCACCGGTTGAGCAGGATCCGGCGAAGAGGTCGAGCACGGTGCCGCCCGGAGGGCAGCCATAAGCGATCAGGTGCTCGAGGACGCTGGTCGGTTTCTCGGTCTCGTTGATCGCGTTGCCGTGCATCGACGGGGCGTAGAGCACCGACCGCATGAGCCGGGGCCCTCCGTCGAAGCTCTGGTAGCTGCTGCCGTGGATGTCGTTGAGGTGTGGCGGCTTGCGCTTCCTCCGGACGGTGCGGGGCGCTGCGTCGGCGGTCGTC